CGCGCTGGTCGCGATGGCGATTGATTCGTCGCCCTCTTCAACCCACATAGTGCCGGGATACACCCCACAGTTAGATCCCACGACCAAATGGGGTACACCACCACCCACACCCGGGCGGAATTGTTGGGCATTCGACTGCAAGTCGGCGATCGACGACTCCCCCACCTGACCGACGCCGAACGTTTGATCAACAGTCATGACAACATTGGCATTACCGGGACCTGTAAAGTTCCACATCGAGTTGGTATTGGCAACCGAGGCGGTGTTGGCATAGCAGAATACCAGCTCTTTGACTGGGTGGTTGTAGGACAGACGTACCTGGGTGACAGCGTCAGACGCGCCAGTATCACCAACCGAGACAGTGTCAGTACCTGTGTGCTGGACCTGCTCGATCAGATACTCGTGACCCTTCTGGGCGAAGCGTCTGCGCTCCTCGGTGTCGAGGTACACGTAGTTACCCCACACCTTGGGGGTCTGGTTACCGAAGTAAAGTTGGTATTTGCTTCCCAGATCAAAGTCCAGACGAACTTCGTGGTACTGAAGGGCAATCAGTGGCAAGTACAGACCCGGGTTGCGGTTGAAGAAGAAGATAAGAGGCAGGTAGACGCGCCCGACACCACTGCTCGAGGTTGACGTTCCCAGTGAAGCACACGAGGTCATCTTACCATACTGAGCTTTCTTGGCATCATCAAGGTACAGCTCGGAGTACAGTCTCCACCAGCGCTGGTAGTGCTTGTCGATGCGTTGCCCACCGATGGACAGTTCAATATCCTCGATGGCGCGCTCAGCACACCACACGGTATCATAAATCCCCGCCCCGGCCGACCCGGCGGCGCCGGAGTGTGGCATAATCTCACCACCATTAGCCGTGGTTAAATTAGCCGTATTGATAGCGGTATCACCTTGAATCTGAAGTTCCATGTACATCTCGCCGATCAGATCACCGTTGCGGGCAACGGTCACGGAGATGCGCCCGTTACTGGAGGCAGTGCCGTTCACGGTCTGCTCGATGTTCTCCATGGCGAAGTTGGTGTGCTTTTTGTACACCGCCTGGAAAAAAGTTACTTTTGGGCTACCCGTCAGATAGACATCCTGGGCGCCGTAGGCTACAAGTTGCATAAGACCGCCAGCCATTGTTTTTGAGTATTTATTATAATATAAGGAAACATTTTATTTTTCGGGATTTTATCTTAGTTGCTAAACGCCAGACCACCCATCCCGGACTGAACTCTGAGAACGTTGTAGTTCACCGCGAACATCGACATTGTGGACAACTCCTGCGTCGCAGCTGCCCCTTTCATCTCTACCCACGCAACGGCGTTGTCGATGCGTGAGAAGTTACAGGTACCTGTTGGCTGGTGCTCCTCGGGCTTAAGACCAAAGGAATAGGAGTAGATACCTGGCTGGGGAGACCCACTGTGGTGTTCAAAGGACTGAACCTGGTTGAAGTATTTACCGTACTGCTCCTTGAAGCGATCCGTGCCGTTGAGAATAAGTTTGAAGCGGTTCAGGGGACCAACGGCGGGTCGAGCGGTAGCATTAGTATCACCACCTTCAACTACCCACTGGTTTGTACTGCCTTCGACATCGAAAGTTGGGGCACCCAAGTTATAGGTAGTTGAATTGCCTGCGTTGGCGGGTTCCGTTACCGGAGGATCAATAACATCCTGAGGACACCAGGTGGCAAAATAGTCGTCACCAGTACCAGCGCCCGGGGCAGCAGCGGCGGTGGATCCACCAAAGCGCCATACGAGTTCCTTAACTGGGTGGTTGTAGGACAGGCGAATTTGCTTAACACCCACGCCGCTGGCGTCAACCGTTACGGATTCGCCGCCTGTGTGCTGGACCTGATCGATCAAATATTCGTGACCAGTCTGAGCAAAACGGCGACGTTCCTCGGTGTCGAGGTACACATAATTTCCGTAGCAAGTCATATTGGTAGCGAAATTGTCGCCAAAATTGGCATCCAGATAAAAATCCAGTTTAACTTCGTGGTACTGAAGAGAAATCAGGGGTAGGTAGAGACCAGGGTTGCGGTTGAAAAAGAAGAGCAGGGGTAAATAAACTTTATCAGAGTTGTCAACTGAAGCTAATCCAAAACTTGTCATTTTACCGTAGTTAGCATGGGCACCCGCATCCATATTAAGTTCGCTGTAGAGTCTCCACCATTTCTGGTAGTGTTTATCGATTTGTTGACCACCGATGGTCAATGTAACGTAATTAATGGCCCGTTCCGCAGCAAATCCAAGTCCGGACTTCGCGCTATCGAGTCCTGTGGTGCCATTCAGTTCCAGAAACATATTGCCGATCAGGTCGCCATTGCGCGCGACCGTGACTGAGCAGTGACCGCTGCTGCCAACGGTACCGTCGATGGTCTGCTCAATGGTCTCCATCGCGAAATTGGTGTGTTTTTTGTACACAGCCTGAAAAAATGTGATTGATGGCGACCCAGTGAGATAGACGTCCTGAGCGCCGTAGGCGACTAATTGCATAAGAGCTCCACCGGCCATTGTTAAGTATTTTATTATAGTATATGATTATATTTTTTTTTCTGCGGAAAATTTACAAAAATTAAATAGGTTCATGATAGTATAATAAACTATGAGTTCACGTAAGCAGGCGTTTGTTGATCAAGCTGAGGATACCATTCCGGAGGAAGACGAGCTGGACGAGGATGAGTATGACGAGTTTCCTCTTGGTTTTGAGGACGATGGTGATGACGACGGGGAGATCCTCTCGGCCTTTCTGACAACTGAAGATGGTGATAATATAGCGACTGTCCTTCACGACGCCCTGGCGGGAATAACCAAGGCGATGAATATTCAGAATCAGATACTTGTGAAAATATTGACTCAACTTTCCAAAAACAATTCCAATTAAAAAAATAGTTTCATAGTAATAATAAGAAAACCATGGATATTCATTTCATTGATGAAACAAATACTAACAAACACAATTGCCTAATCGAACTTCTCAGTAACAAAATTCAGAGTTATGACCCCGAAGAAATTCTGACTTGTATTACAGAGTTCGAAGAAAAATGGTGTTTGAATCGTCAGGGTGATAGGATGATTCCTCTTATAAACGGGTTCAGGCAATTTTATAGTGCAGACCAGCTTACAGCGGGCGGACTTCCCCTGGAATTAAATATTGATTGTGTAGCGGAAAAAAATCGCCGCGAGCAACATTTTCTGAGCGAGCTCTATCACCGAGCTAAAACTCTTGAAATTTCCGATCAGACTTCATTTGACATTAATGAAAACGAGTCAAAAGTTGCTAATCGAATTAATCGTATTATTGATATGCTTGATGATGCGTACGAAACTGTTTTCCGCTACGCGAGACAATTTGAGCGTATTAATGATCCCACGGCCGTACCTATGAATCCCGAAACTGACCACACTCGTTTCCGGAATACTACTTTGGACACTGAAAATATGTCTCCTTTTCAAAATCTTATTCTGGCGCTTCTTAAATCTACGTACGAATTAAATTATCGTCGGTATAATGATCAGTGTTGTGCTCAAATTAAAACCCCGGATGGCTATCACACTCGCGCGTGGAAAGCTGTCATGAGTATAAAAGATTTTTGTTATGACCGGGCTCAAAAAGAAACCAATGGTGAAATGTGGAAAGATTTAACCCACAATCCCCGAAACGCTGCCTCGGCCACTCTTCATCTTACTGAATGTAAGGATATGCAATTTCCGGTTGTTGAAAAGGATCGGAATGTATGGTCATTTAATAATGGTATTTTTATAGGTAAGGAAAAGATACCCAAGAGTGGAACCTATGAGTGTCGATTTTACCCTTATGATAGCAAAGATTATAGATGTCTCCAGACAAATTTGGTGAGTTCCAAGTATTTCAACCAAAATTTCAATACATTTGATCATATTACTGACTGGACTGAAATTCCTACTCCTATTTTCCAGAGTATTTTGGATTATCAGAAATTCGAACCCGAAGTCGCCAAGTGGATGTATGTAATGGGTGGTCGGTTGTGTTTTGATGTCGGTGATTTGGATAGTTGGCAGGTGATTCCATTTCTTAAAGGTGTAGCCATGTCTGGTAAGTCCACTATCATTACAAAAGTTTTTAAGAAATTTTATGAGACCGAAGACGTGAAGACACTTTCCAATAATGTAGAGCGAAAATTTGGATTGTCTTATATTTATGACGGTTTTATGTTTATTTCCCCTGAAGTGAAGGGTGATCTGTGTCTCGAACAGGCTGAATTCCAATCGCTTGTTTCCGGCGAGGATATTTCACTTGCCAGGAAGCACAAAGAGGCAAAATCGATTGAATGGAAAACACCTGGAATTTTGGCGGGTAATGAAGTTCCAAATTGGAAAGATAATTCCGGAAGTGTTTTGAGGCGCATTCTCCCATGGAATTTTACTAAAAAGGTATTGGAAGCCGAAGCCGATCCTCACCTGGACCAGAAGCTGGACAAGGAAATACCTGCGATTTTGTTCAAGTGTGTCAAAGCTTATTTGGAATATTCCCAAAAATATTCTGATCGGGATATTTGGAATGTTATTCCTTCTTATTTCAAGAAGATCCAGATCCAGGTTGCCATGATTACCAATACTCTTCAGCACTTTCTCGCCTCAGAAAAGATTACCTACGGAAAGAACTTGTTTTGCCCTGAAAAAATATTCAAGTCAAAATTCAATGACCACTGCACCGATAATAATTTGGGCAGGTGTAAATTCAATCCCGACTTCTATATGGGTCCTTTCGGTTCTCGTGAAATTGAAGTTAAGACTGCCACAAAAATTTATGGTGGTCTCACCTATCTCAATCAGCCCATAATTTTTGGGCTTGATCTAGTTGAAGAAAGTATTCAATATAGTAATGACTGTTAAAATTTTTTATTATATTTATAATATAATAAATAAATGAGCGAAATAAATTTTATTAAAAAATACGAATCCGAGCCGGAAGAGCAGAAGATTCTTCTTTTGTTTCTGCGTTCATATGCCATCGCAGTACAGAAGAAAATCAACCTTCCGAGTATTACCTATCTCGATGAAATCGGAGGAATGCTGGAAATTTCGCGTTCCAGAGCGAAATCTATAGCCGACGAATATATTAAAAAATTTTTCAAAGTTCCAGCTTTCAATCTAAATCAGAGTATGTCTCTTTATCTGGGAATGTTCAATGCTACTCTCGATACGGGAGAACTTGTCAATTTAAATGATATTAGGCAGACTGTCAAAACTATTGGATTTGTTCAAAAATCCGTCGCTGGAATAACTATTAAACCTGTAAAATTTGAAATGGGCTACGGTAAATTCAAGAAAATCTACACCTACACCCAAGAATACGGATCTAAAAATATCAACAACTCAAAAACGCCCACCTATGTTCAATTTCTTTTGAAAATAAAGAAAGGGGATAAAATTCAGGGTGCGAGTTTTAATATTTATCATACCGGACGAGTGCGCTTTTCTGGTGGGTACTTGGAAGGCGACAAGGAAGAAGCGAAAGCCCTGGTTCGTTTTATTTCGGAAAACTATTTTCCTATCAATTTACGACTTCCGATCACTATTAACAATAATACAATTGAAATAAAATTAGGAAGTTCCGTTCGCGTTTTAGGTATCTATACTCTTCTGGATGTGGCACGAAGGCAAGCAAAATTTAACGGCTATACTTTAACATCTACGTTCGAACCAGAAAAGCATAAATTTATTACTAAACAGCGGAAAAATTCGCCTTTTCTTTATATCAGCTTTAAAAAAAGCCCAAAAGATAAATTCGGACTTGTGGTGAGTCGCTCCGGAACGGTCATTGTTGAGGGCGCGTCGGATGTTGCGCAAACATGGCTTGTGGTGCGGAAATTTTTCGACGCCCTTAAAGAAAGCGGACTCCTGGAAAACCCCCCTGCGCGTAAAAAGAATCTCACAATTACCCATAAACCCTCGAAATTAGCACGAAGATTGAATATGAAACCCGCACCAGAAATTACTCGTCGCGGCACCTCGTGTCCAAAAAAACGAAGACCCGACCCCTATAGTTTTCAGGGTAAGTGTGCGGATAAAAACTTCTATACTCGTCCCAATCCCCAAGGCCAGCCGTGTTGTTACAAAAAACCCAAAAGTATTCAGTATATGCGCAATCGCCTCGAAAATCGCTATAATCGCGCCAATGTTAGGGTTCCCAATTCTGTCAGACGTACTTTTGGATTTGGAGGAAACACAAACCGAAAAGCTAATAATGTGGGAAGGTCCTCCCTCGATAATCTATTTATTACTTTCGATAAAAAAGTTGGAAAAAATAAAAGAAATCCGGTGGGGCTGAAAATCGGGTCGAGACAGTGTTCCAGGTATTCTAAAGTGGCGCTCGTGGATATCGCTTACCGCAAAGGTATTGAACTTCCTAAAAAGGTAACGAAACCAATTCTCTGTGAAATACTGGCGAAATTTGCGCAATCACCGCGCCCTCGACGGCGCTCACCAACCCCCGCTTCTCCACCCCGGTCCCGGTCCCGGTCCCGGTCCCGGTCCCGGTCCCGGTCAGCGTCCGCTAATTCTAATTTAAATAATATTATGAATTTTGCTAGGCAATTAAGAGCACGATAAATTTTTATTAATTATTTTCTCTGGCTGCGCAATTTGCTGAAGGTGTTTTTGGTGATATCTAAAGTCCCACCCTAAAAACCGGTCTTTCATCTGTTCATTAAGCATTGTTGCTTCCCTAAAATATGAAACATTTTCACATACCGACTTGTGTTCGTATTTCATAAACTGATCCTCCATAGTAGCAAACTCCAATAGGGACTGGTCTGAAAGACCGCCCTCTTTTAATTCATCAAAAAGTTCGAGAGAGTTGGGTGTAAAATATTTTGTTTTGTATTCATTTATACTCACCTGGTCATCTTTGTATTTCACGTAACCAGTTTGATTAATTATCAAATAAATTAAAAAAATTAAAATTATTAAATTTAACATTTATTATTGCAAAATATTTAAAATACTTTGAATTTTAAATATTATATTGTAAAGTAATTTATCAGATTGAACTTCTAAGGGATCTATAATTTCAAGTTCAATTTCGTAAAAATTTTCCGATTCGTCGTCGGGATCGTCGGGGTCGGCGGTCACGATCGTCATATCAATGGATAGATTTTTGCGAATGAATGACGTGCGTCTTTTACAGCGCATAAAATCCATCTCTTCTTCGCAACTGATATCTCCAATCGGGTCTTCTTGAGCTGTAGAAAATCTTACGTCCAGTGGCTGACCTGGTATAACATGATCAAGTTTTGTTATACGTTTTTTAATAATTGATTTGGTCTCTTCGGTGGTTTCATCTATATCCATCCTTCGATTTCCCACAAAATAACTGGTTGTTTCACTTTTAATAACATTTTCCCACCCGTTGAAATTTTCCAACGAATCAAAAATTTTATTAAAAGCAAATTCGCCCACATTGGTATCGAAATACTTACCGTGGATTTTACCCAATCGAAATTCCACTTCTAAATGTGGTAAATTCTGACTGTTCACAAAATGAGGTTTAATAAGCTGGAAAAGATTATCCATTATTTCGTGGTTAATTAAAATAATAAACAGTTATTCTTTTAATTAACAATGAAAGGTTTACCAAACCACGGAAATACGTGCTACTTAAACAGCGCCCTCCAGTGTCTTCTTCAGGTTCCTCAACTCTCTAATTTTATGATCCTAGAAACGTTTGAAGGAAAATTTATAAAAGAGTATCAACAGTTGGTAAAAAATTTTTGGATAACCGAATCAAAATCCATGGATGTTTTAAAACTTTTTAATTATTTTATTAAAAAGTTTCCACAATTTAATAATAATAATCAGCAAGATTGTCAAGAAGTTTTTATTTGTTTGTTGGAACTTCTTGAAAAAGATTGTAAAAAAATAATTAAAAAAATTTTTTATTCGATTCTTGAACAGGAAACTTTGTGTACAACTGAAAAATCCATAAAAAAAGAGGAAACAAATATACACATTCTTTTTCCTCAGAAGGAATCAACTCTGACAAGTCTTCTCCACAACTACCAGGACTGGAATATAATTCAGGATTACGAAGATAGTAAAGGCATTCGCCACCACGTGGCATCCACCCGAACTATTATTAAATCTCCATCTCCCATTTTAGTTTTTTCTTTTCGGATGTATGAAAAAAAAACTAAAATTAATCTAGAAGAATTTATCGAAATTAATAATTTAAAATATGAACTTTTTTCAACTGCCACCCACATGGGTTCAATACGAGGAGGTCACTATATTGCCTATACCAAACACAAAGGACAGTGGTTCCGAAAGGATGACGAAAGCAGTAATCCCATAGATAAAATACCCTTTAATGACTACCACTACATGGCGCTCTATAAAAGACTCGCATAGTAAGCACGATTTCGGAGACAATCTTCACACTGGCAAAATTTGTACCAGTTGGTAATAACTTGGTGATCAAAAAATTCTTTCATCCTCGCGTAAAGTTCTTCTTTATATTTGGCGTACACCACTTTGGTTAAGATTAAGTGTCTTAAATCCTGACAATCAAAAACTTTTTGAACAGGATCCATTTTTTATTATATTTTATAATATTATAAAATATAATGCCCACAACAAGAGGTCAAAAAAGACAAAAAAAAAAGAAAACCAGGGAAAACGCACTAAGACTCATTGGGACCGCTGCGGCGGCGGGCGGCGGTGATGCCGTGGGAGGGAATCCAATGTTAGCAATGGCGTTAGGAGCAGCATACCCGAAAATACGTCAAGAGATAAACGCAGTTGGAAATACGTATTCTTCTCAGGTGTCGGGATCGGCAGCTGCTCGTAAGTCGGCAGCTGATGTGAGAACGGCAACTGCGAGGTATAATAGAACTTTAAACAATGCTCTACGTACCATGAAAAAATTTATATTTAATAGATTTGGAAATACAAAGGTATGGGTAGCACCGGACGGGTCGCTGACGACCCTGGTATCCAACTATCCTCCTTTTACTAGTAATGGTAATTTTAGGGGAGAGTGGCTACAAGAGACATTACATAAACCCGCGAATGCTCTAAACAATAGAAATAAAGTAGACTTAATAAATAGACTTGGCTCCATGGTTAATGATGAGAATCATACAAACCAAGTTAGAAACATAATAGAAAGAAACCTACAACTTCTAGAAGCCGGGGGTCCGGTAAGAAACGCTGGTTCCGGGCACCCACTGAACCAGAGGAGACTGACACTCTTGCAAGCATCCAGACGCCCGACCCCGCCCTCGGTCGTCCATTCTGGGCAACTTGGAAGAAAGCGCACATTCGGTGGACAAGGAGGTCATTTTAAGACGAAGAAGTCGACCTAGAAACTTCGATGAAATCTTCGCCTTCCCTGGTGATCTTGGTAAAATAGGGATTGGAAGGATATTCCGCGAGGATATAGTTTTCGTAGTAATTCTTACAGTCGTCCACCTCTCCGCGGATCCGGTAGTAAAACTGGCGCGGGTAGGATTCCCAGGTTTCGATAAAAAGTTTCTTGCACAGTTCGATTTCGTCCAGGCCTTTTTGGGTAATATTGGTGTGCCAGTGGGGAATGGGGCGCATGAATTTTGGAGGGGACTGGGGGCGTTGGGGGGCTTTAGGATCATCCGATCCATGCCTGAAAGTACACTTGTCCCCCTTCAGGCATCGATCTTGTGCGTAAAACATACACTCAACGGTTTTGTAGGTTGAAGAATACCCCATTTTTATTATATATATATATATATATATAATTATATTCTTTAAATAATGGAAAACAAAATTGTAAAATTAAATAATAAAAATTTAGGCAATGAAGAAGAAATTTTAAAAGTAGTATGTAAAAATAAATTAGGTAGTCAAAATAAAAATAAAAATCTTTTAAAAAATATTGTAATGAAAGGAACTAAAAAATATGGAATATTAAATTCCGAGGGAAAAGTGAAAGCTTTTGTAGTAGTTAATGAAGACCGTCAATATAACATGGTCTATATTTCATGGATTTGTAGTAATACAAAAGGCGGAGGGTCTGAATTATTAAAATATATAAAGAACAAATATAAAAAACTAGGGTACACGCAAATACTTTTACACTCTAGACCGCACGCTATAAAATTTTATGAAAAACAGGGTTATTACATAGTAATTCCACGAGATAAAATATTACAATATTTTCCTTTTATAAATTCATTTGATTTTTTCACACCAATGATGATAAAGGAAATTTAAATTATACAAACATTTTATTAAATTCTTCGATCTGGATATTTTCTCTAACATTGACCATGGTCCTATAGTAGGTTCGGCGGTTGTTGGGATGGTGTTTATCTGTTCGGATTCCGACTGGTTTCCACCAAACTGGATTTTCGTCAATCATGTATTGGCACTCCAGGATGTTGTCTTCTTTCAACCACCCTCCTTCCGGTCCCTGGAGCTGAGACTCGAAAATGAGCACCCCGCGATCTTGAATGTATAGCCCCCATGAGTCCGCGCCACATCTCTTCTTCACTTGAAAATCAATTGTGTTCAGATCGCGAGGTTTCCATTTGAACATGGTTTCGTGGGTTCCCACGCGAATGGGTTCATCCACGGGCGTGAAGACCAGTCCATCTGTCTTGTAGGGCAATTTGGGTAAATAGTCGGTCAAAAATGAACTGAAATTATTTGTGGGGAAAAAAGTTTTAATTTTAATTTTCAAAGTATCATTTTTCATTTTCATAATTCCTTTTATAAACATATCAGTTTTTGATATTCTCTCTGTAAGATTCTCGGACATTATGCTTTCACCGTAAAGCATCATCCCGTCGTAGACCATGAACAGGTTTCCGTCAACAAGTTCTCCATCGATGACTGTTCCATCATAGGCTCGTTTAGGAAAGGCAAGTTTAACCGGAGTAAGTTGTAGAGCTCTATTAATCAGAAAAGCTCGTTTTTTCCCATCGTACATAGTACAAACTAAAGCGTGGCGAACGCCATCGGTTTTTTCGCAGACCCTATAATTTCCATTTTTCAGGACCGGAAAATGCTTTCTCTCGATTGAGATTGGCTGTGGACCCGGAAAAATGGGAGGAGATTTACCGTCCTTGAATGTTCCCCATACCTTGTGTAAAAAATCGATAATGAATTGTTCCATCTTACTATTGTATTTATATAGGCGTCAATTCTTTATGTACATGCGCCATATTCAGGATATTTCCTAGACATTCGTGCTGGAAAGTGGTTGTAATTTCGGCGCCCACAAATGCGTAGAGTTTGATACCTTTGCTTAGAAATTTGCTAAAGAGTTCATCCGTTTGTGCCGGGAGAGAAATACCAGAACCTTTAGGGCCTTTCATTGTTTTTAAAATGATTTTTGAAGTAATCATCCAGCATTTAGGATTAGTTTTTACTACTTTATAATTATCCTCACCTGAAATTTTAGTTGATACCTCAGTATCGAAATTCAATCCCATTTGTTTCAAGGGCTCCGTACTTTTACTTTTTACTTTATT